TACCTGCAAAGCTAAGGACGTGCCCGCCCGGCTTCAGCACCCGATAAACTTCCTTCCAAAAAATAGGCTGTGGCACAAACGCATCCCATTTACGCCCCATGAAGCCCGCCCCTGCTACTTCCAAGTAGTCGTGGTCAATCCACGCTTGCAGCATTTCGAGCGCGTTGGGTTCCTTTCCGAGGCCGTACGGCGGGTCTGTGCATACGCTATCAATACTGTTGTCGGGCTGGGCGCGTAGCCATTCGAGGTTGTCGCCTTCGTGGATTTGGTATCTCATTCAAAATAGTGTTTGCTGTCCCATTTCTGCCTGTAATTTATCAAATGCCTTCCGAACCTCGGAGAAGCAATTATCAGCTAGGTTTTTCAGGCGCGTACTTGCGCCTTGTTTTTCGAGCATGGCCATGGTGTCGGCTCCATTCGGATTCGCGTAGCCTGCCTGAGCAAGCATTATCGCGATTTGCCGGAAATTATTGGGCACGTCAGGGTATTGGCATGGTTCATCGCCGTTGTTGCCGCACACCCAACAGGAGCCGCTTTCGCTAGGGTAACAGGTTGCAGTTCTCATTTTGGTAATTTCATAAAGCACAGCCAAATCGTTTTTGAATGTTTGCCGCTCGGATGCCCGAATAGTGGCTGCTGCCCTGCAAGTTCAATTATCTTGGAGGTTGGTATCTGATCCTCGTTCCATTTGAAAATCAGAACTCCAAGAGGCTCCAAAACGCGCAGGCATTCAGAGAACCCCTGCGCTATGTCGTGTTCCCATGTTGGAAGCAATGCGCCGTATTTTTTCGCCATCCAGCTTGTTTTGCCCAATTTTTTCAAGTGTGGCGGGTCAAATACCACAAGCTTGAATGATCCATCGGGAAAATCCATTTGCCGGAAGTCCTGGATGACATCGGGATTCACGTTCAAAATTCGCCCATCTGTGAGTGTGTGGGATTCGTTGCGAATGTCGGCAAAGCAAACCAATGGGTTTTCCTTGTCAAACCAAAACATTCGACTTCCACAACATGCGTCAAGTATGGGTTTTCTCATTTGACTAGATATTCCTCGTCGTCACCGTTGTTGCCGCACACCCAACAGGAGCCGCTTTCGCCGGGGTAACAGGTGGTAATCATTTCACAAAGGTAAACATTCTTTGGAATAATGCAAACCTATTGCGGGGTATATGGGTTGTAATTTTCATAGGGCAATTCGTAGAAAACGAAGTAGTACCCCATCGTGAGCGCATCGGCTGCGTCCGGTGATCTGCCCAAACGGTCTTTGAAGTCCTCTTTTGATTCCATGCGCACGGTCGAAACATCGTTTTGCTTGATTTCCCGCACACAAAGCTGTGTTTGATATTGATTATGCCCTTCAATCTTGATCGGGCAATTGGGGTAATTCCCGCGCTGCCCAAGGGTTATCCAAGCAGCGGAAATGCGGTTAAGGAATGGGCGCGGCTTGAAAAGATTGGCGCTTGGGAGGTCCGGATCCTGGTATTCCTTCCATTTGGTCGATTTGCTGCCGTCAAACATGTACAGGCGCGACGCATCAACTCCCTTGTCTGCCATTGCTTGTTTTACAAGCTGCCCGACTGCCCCGCCGACCGTGCCGCCACCATCAATTACCAATCTGTAATCTGTGAGCGAGTTCTCAAAATGGTGCTCAAGCCAGTGCAGGACGTTTTCAACTTGCCCTTTGATCTTGGTGCCGGGCACAATCACAGGAGCGCCAAAGTAGCACTCATCTACCCAAATCGGCACGATGGCCATGTCGTCGCCTGTAAGTGCCGGGTCGATACTCAGCACGTCCGGCTTGCGGGTCGGTCTGCCGAATTCTGCGGCGCGTGCTGTCATCGCCTTGTATGCTGCCAGCTTGACGACGGCAAATGGGTTATCCTCCAGGGCGGCGCTCATGTTGCCGTAGTAGAGCTTATCCGCTTCCGGGTGCTGCATCAGTTTTTGCAGGGTGTTTTCGGATAAATCAGGGTTGTCGGTCGGCAGGGCATGAATGAAAATCACCGACACGGACCGGATTGGCTTTTCAAATTCTTCGCCTGTGGACGGGTTGGTGGTCATCTCAAAGGGCTCGTGACTCCAGTGGTCTTTGCCCTCGAAAGAAATCCTGTACATCATTTGGCCATACGGGACCGGAAACAAAGGGTGTGCCGTGTCGAGCCAAGGGGCTAAAGCCTGATAAATCCACAATCCCGCCGCATCCATTGGCGGGTTGAAAGTGCAGATAAGTTGGGGCTTGATATCCTTGGGTGTGTCCAGCACGTCGGCCAGCCATGCTTGAGTGCTCCTTATTTCGCCCCAACTGAATTGCACAGCCTCATCATATACGAAACAATCGACGTTTACCCCTTGAAACTTGGATAATTCGTCTGGTCGCCGCATCGATGCCAAAGTGATTTCCTGGGCGCGTATGCCTCGCGTCCCGGTCGGTGGCCTGATTGATGTCGGCGCGTTTCCCGTGACGTACTTCCAATAGTTTTGAGGAAATCCATTTTCCAGAATGGATGTGTAGATTTTCCGGAGCTCCTTGGTGGCGCTGTACTGCCTGCGGAAGATGACCGTACGATAGTGCTGATTGAGCGCCATTGCAGCGGCAAGGTAAGAGTTGTGTGTTGGAATCATTGCCCTGCCTGCCAAAAATTGGCGCGTTGGACTCGTGACGCTGATACACTTGGTTGGCACTGTTTCGATTTCTTCACAGGCTACAATGTACCTAAAATCCTGCCGCCTGCTTTGCTTTGCTTTTAGCCTCTGCTGTTTCCTTTTCAGCACAAAAACGGTTTTGTCTGTAGAGAAACAGATCCTGAATTTTGGTGAAATAACACGCCCATTTAGCTTTGCTGTGCCTTGTTGCTTGATTGCGCGAATCCCAAGGCTTAAAGCCAATTCCCAAAAGCCATCAATAAGCGTCTCGTTTATCCCATCGAATTCACACGCGCCATCAATTGTGGCGTGGCCATCTGTGTCCATCAGGCCTTGAAGCAATTCAAGTCGTTGGCGGTAGCTGGAGCGCAAATAGACTTCTGGAATGTGCTTATTATTCAGAACTCCAGCCTCCCTTAATTTTGGCAATAGCCCAACTATGCAATGGCTGATTGGGTGCTTGTGATTTGTTACAACAAAGCCGTCTTGCCTTATGCGGTCAAATATTTCGGGGTCAATTCCTGTAATGCCACCATTGCATCCAGTGCCATCCCCAAGCCATGCACCCAACGTGTACGGCGGAATAGGCAGATCAACATCGGGAAGATTAAGCGCCCCGCCTACCCTGATAGCGTGATTGTTTTTTCCTTTGTAGGTAAGTGTTTTGGCTATTTCGGACGTGTCGCGCATCACTCCAGCAGGCGCGGGCTTGATATTGGCTTCGGCTGTCAATGCATTTCGGGCGCTAATTGCCTTAGTGAATATCTCAGACTTGTTGCCTTTCGCGTTGCTTGGCCTGGATTTCCTTCTTTTAGCCCTGAATTCATCACTGCGCCTTGTCAGCGCATCCATTTCCTTGGCTGTGAAAGTTACCCACCTATGCACGTCATCGGCTACAATCTCGCTGCCATCGTTGAATTTCAGGCGGTAGCACTTTCTGTGGGAAATCTCGGAAACAGCAGCGACATAGCATATATTCCCAGCCTCATCAAAAAGAGCATCGCCAACTTTAGCCGCGCCCATTGTCGTCCATCCACTTGGCGTTGGCAGTGGTGTATCAAGAGCCAGGCCCTTCCCGCCCTTACTCGCTCCGCCATACCATATTTCATCAGCCCCGCACGTGTAGGCTAATTGTTGTTTTGGATTTCCTTTCTGTGGGCCTACAATGGGCTTGTTTGCAGCCAAATAGCGCGAAATGTCAAGCCGGTAGGATTCCGGCAGCTTTGCCAGGATTGCGCTTGCCTCGGATTCCGGCAGACTGCGAAGCTGCTCTATTGCGGCGGCGAGGCTCATTTCTGTTCATTCAGGCGGTGCCCGTTGTCAGTCCATTGGCTATCCTGAATCAGCCTGAATGCTTTGATTTTGGCAAAGGTTATCACCCGCACTTGCTGCACTTCGATGCCCCAATCTGATTTACTCAATTGGTCTTTGACGTACCGCTCAATTCCTTCGGGTGTGCAGTCATCGTCTTGGGTCATGTATTGCGACACATGCCCCGCCGCATACCCCGACAAAGTGCCCCTAATTCCGCTTGCTGAATTGTACAGCTTTTGGATGTTGTTGATAATGTAGCCAATAGTAATAGACACGGTGAATGTTTCACCGTGTTTCGTGGTCAATGTCTGGGGTGCAAGAGGCATGAATTCAATACGAATAGGCTGCACGTAAACCACGTGCAAATGCGGCACTCGAAAATGAAAGCCTGCATTTAGGATTGTAACCTTTTTGCCCATCCAAACCCGTACGCCTTGCTCCCAAGGAAGCACAATTACCCACCATTTCAAGAGCGTAGATAGCTCCTTCCAAATCTCTTTCAGGAATTCCATATTAACCCTCCTTTGCGTTCTTTACCTGCGCAATACCCTCAAAGATCGATTTGGCGATTGCGTCGGGGTCGGCGCTCAGTCCGTGGTGCTCGATCTGAATTGGCGCATTCATCCCAAGGTGTGCGGCGTACTTGTCAGCAGCCCACTTCTTATCCACCAAGGCAATCTCCATGCCGTGCTTGTTCACCTTGACTGTTGAAATAGCCCGGCGCAAACTGTGCGGCAAGTCCCGAACATTTCGAATCTTCCCATCCTCTCCCACAAGGTCGGCAACGTCGGAAATCAGGACGGCTTTGTAGAATCCAAGAATATCCTCTTGGGTCAGTCCCTCGGCTTCGGCGCGTTCTTTTCGCAGCACTGCCAAACGTGCCTGAATCTTAGGATTCCTAAGGTTGTCGTATGCGGTGACGTGGGCACTATCAGGCGCGTATCCTGCATCCTTTGCGGCCTTGGTTCCATTCAGGCATTCGATGTAGGCGTGGCAAAATGCCTCCTGTTTTGGCGTCAAGGATGGCTCTAATCCGTGTTCATTTGCCATTGTTGCCCTCCCTCTGAATATTTTGACCAACTACCCACGAAAAAACCGCCAGCCCGCAAAAGAAGACTGCCCTTGGCAGGCAATTGCAATTCACAAAGTAAGTAGCCCCAAAGCAAGCGGAACTAACCACAGCAAATCCAAGAGATACAAGCTGTGAAAAGCCTAGCTTTGGTTTTTCATCGGGGTTACGCCCATCCCTGCGAACCGTCGTTGGGGTTGTGTCGCGCTCATTGTTCATGCTTTCCGCCCCTCCTGAGCACCTTCGCGTTTCTTGTCCTCAACAAAAGTAAAGGTTTTGCCGCCCTTTCCGTCGTTGCTGACGGACTCGTTTCGGCAGTCCTTTGCCTTGTCGCCGACAATCTTTTGCAACTTCGTTTTGGCTTCCTGCAAATTTGCAGCTGGTATTTTGTGCTCCATCATCTTCGGTATTTTGTGCTTCCAAATATACTAATTCATCAGGTCTTTTCCATGCACAAGCAGATTGCGGCCTTTTCGGGTCGCAATTGTAAGGCATCGGGTGCATTCGCATTGGTGCTCAATTTGCGCCGCTGCGAATTCCTGCGCCGCCTGTTTCATCTTCGCCTTGCCTTCGCGGGTTGGGTGCAGCATGTAGGCTACAAGCGACAACGAGTAATTTGTTTTGGCCTTTTCAAGCCGGCTCATTTTTGCTTTACGTGATTTCATAGGTCGATATCGTGATTTCAACTTTGCCCCTCCGTATTTCGGTGACTTGCGGATGTTTAGCTAGCCCAGGAAGCACCGCCCGAATCTTCGCCACAATTGCCGCTATCTCTGCCGACGGTGCTTTGATGGTGATTTCAGCCATGCTATTGCGCATTGAGAAACAAAAGCACCCCAACAATCGCCACAAATGCGCCCGCAAAGAATGCAATTGTTAGTCCGATTTCATTTGGCTGAGAATTACGCGGCCTGAATTTTCGCTTTCTCGTTTTCATGGGGTCATTGCTTTTGGTGATCATGTGAAAAGCCCCGCCGATTTCATCGCTTCCGCTTTCGCCTTGCGCTTTCGTGCCTTTTCCGCTGCATCGTAACGCAAATGGCAGTATTGGCACAATGCCGCCAAGCGGTCATCCTGAACTTCCCAATTTTCCGGGTCGTGATCCAGGTGCGCGATGGTGAGGACAATTTGCGAATACCCATGGTGAGATTTCACCCATTCGCCGCTTTCCTTGCGTGTGCCAATTTCACGATTCGGCACCCCGCAATTTTCGCACTTCGCTTGCTGCTCGATTTTGCCGTCAACAATCAACTGCCCTGCCCTTGCAAGTATTCGCGGCCGAATTTCCGTTTTCCAGTTGCGCGGATAATTAGAGTAGTCACACGGCATAGCCAAACCCTCCTTCCATGGACATCCTATATTCCGTGCATCCATCAGCGGCGGCGGGTGAGCCGCTTTCCGGTGCGGTTTGGCGCAAGAACCTAGGGCATGACCTAGATTTCACTAAAACGACTTTGCGCCCGTTTTCGTCAATCACCTCGCCAAGCAAATTTGCCGCGTCGTGTTTTGCGGCGTTCACAACTTCATCCAAACTCAAATCCTTGCCACTTTTTAGCCCCGTGGCTGCATTATCTCCGTCTGTGTCGTGGTTAGCTTCGTCCGGCAACGACTTAGCCGCTACAATGCCGCAATTTGCAAGCTGCCATGTAAGGGTGCGTATTTTGGCATACGCCTCGTTTAGCTCCTTGCGCATTGCCGTAAGAGCATCGAAGTGTTTTGATTTCAAAGCTTCAATTTCCCTTTGCTTCATGGTCGTGAGCCGCTTCAATGGCGAGTCCACGTTTTGCTGCGGGAGCATTCCGGCGGGTCTTGGCTTTTGTTTTTCTTCGTTCATTTTCTGTCCTCCTTGTCTAATTCACGTTCAAGCATTGCGACAAATCGCGTATGAATGCCAATCACGGAAAAGGCGTTGCCTTCCGTGTGATTTGCCATCATTTCTTCCCCCTTGGCAATGATTTCTCGGATGCGCTGCCGAAAGTCTCGGCAGGCGTCGCGGGTTTTCTGTTCTTCTGTGCTCATTCTTTGATTTCCTCCTGTGGTTGAATTGGTTTTAATTCGATGTCAATAGCGCCGCTGTTGCGGGCAAGGTGCATGGTCAGGATTGTGATGAAATCTTGGATGTCGCTGTCAGGCATGACCAAACGAATCATCTTGCGTTTTTCATTGGCGAGCGTAATTTCCTGCACGCAATATCTGCGCATGATTGAAAGGTTTACTGCCTTCGATTCCTTCTTCGAAAGAATAAACGATAGCTCAACATACGGCGTTCCCTCTTGGTCAACAGCCGCTTCTCCCTGCATGACTGAGCCGTCCGGCATTTGCAGGGTTGTAACGTGATTTTTCATTCTTTGATGTCCTCCAAATTGTTAATCGTTGGAATTGAGAATTTCGACCGCAACTTATCAGCAATGCTTATTCTTTGCTGATCTGGCTCGGGTTCGTTTTCTGGCCTGCCAAAAGTCACTAGGCAGTATTGAGTCAGCATCGCAACCATGGCGCAACCGATAAACTCGGTCACTGCATCAAAATTGAATTTCATTTGATTACCCTGGTTGTACTGATCAATTTTGCTAGCCAAAATTTCAGCCTGCGCGCGATTTGTGTATCGAATCCCAGTAGGTGCGGTAAATTCATGCCGGCCCGATTTTAGCGCCATTTCTAGGCGCTTTGAAAATCCATTGTGGCAAGCATCGGCGATAATTTGGGCATGTGTTGGCCATTCAGGCCAAGCGCGCATCCTGGATTTTAGCAAATCCAGGCACCCGGGCATTTTTTCCGCATCCTGAATTTGCGGCAAAAAACCCTTGGCCTCGAAAAGATTGTAATTCTTCCAAGCCAAAGGAAGATGCTTATCCAAAACTACTTCTGGCGGGTCTGGCGTTGGCTTTGGTGCTTCCAATTGTCGCGTGTTTTCTTGGGACGCCTTGACTGCCGCGATTGTGTTCAGGTGCTTTTTAAAATCGGGAATTTCAAACGAAGGAAACGGCGGCTTTTTACCTGCCCCAATTGCGGCGGCTTTATTGTTCTGGAATTCAACCCTAGCTGCATTCATGGCGGTTTCAAAATCCGCCATGGTCAGTTCATTGAATTGCCGATAGCTTGCGCTGTACTGACGAAACAAGCTAATTAGGTCGTTTCGCTCCACCGCTGAAGCGTAACCGTTTGGCATATTGGCATCCGATACGCCGATCATGCGCCGAAATTCATTCCAGCTTTCGTGAAGTTCTGCCGCGCATTGCTGCGGGTCTAGTTCACGGATTGGGATTTTCGAGAAATCTTGGGAGTTTTCCACCTGTTGATTTTTTGTTGAGTTGTTGCAATTTGAATTTCCAATCCTCGGCATACATGCTTTGGATTAGCCACGTTTGAGGCTCCGGCATGAATTTCAAAGGCGGATCTTTCGGATTTGATTTCCGATACCATGCAACGTAGTCTTGAGCCTGTTGGCAAAGTTGAATCATTGCATCGCTAGGGTTTCCATCAATCGTTCGCACAGCATCGCGGGCGGCTTGCTCCACCGCGCCACGTTTTCCAGTTTTTTCGTAGGCGGCACAGAATGCAATCAAGAACTCTGGGAAAATGTTATCGAAGTAATTTCCATTCCCCCCTGCACCCCCCTGATATGATAATGCAGTACTTACTACTTCCATATCCTTGTCCTGTCCTATCCTATCCTGTCCTATACCCTTTGGCAAAGGGTTTGATAAAGGGTTATGTAAAGGGTTTGGCAAAGGGTTTGAAATTGGCTCCAAAGTTTCAAAATCAATGCCGTGTTTTTCGAGCATTTTTTGCAAAGATTTTGCCCATTGGGAGTTGTTCAAAATACCCTTAGAGTATTGAAAATCAAGGTACGAACGAATGAACCACCGCCGACCCCCGTGGATGGGAATAGCCTTTGGTTTGGCGCTCAAGTCCTCAGTGGTAAGAAACAGGCGCGCCGCTTCGTCCGTGTCAATTTTACCCCCGCAGGCAAGCCCCGCCATTTCCCAATCCACAACCCAAACCCCTACTTCATCGCATGATGTCAAAAGGTATAGCCAAAGGGTTTTGTAAAGGGTTGGCATAACCCTTAGTGAAGGGTTTAGAAATATGTTCGGCTCTATGAAGATTCGGCGTGCCATAGGTCAATCCTTCATGGTTGTTTGAATGTTTTCCCAATTGGTGCCAATCGGCGTTAGTGTGTATTTTCTTAGCCAGTAGTCAGAATTTCCGCTTTCTTGGAGAACAAAAAAATTGCGCTCTGCCTCCAAAAACCTATCGGGATGATACACACCAATCTCGGCAATATGATGCCCATCAAACAGGAATAAAACATAGTAGGTGATTTCCATAAACTACCTCCAAAAATCGACCCGACCCCTTCGCGGGTTGCAGTCGCTCAGGGTATCGGGTCTATGGTGTGTGAAAAAATCCGTGGTAAGGCATTCAATGGCTGCAACCCCCATCAAACGAATTCAAATATAGGAATTTGGGCGGAAATTACAACAATCTTTCGCCCAACTTAATGACAAAATACTTGGTGTCAGGCTCGGCACCCCATTCCGGCACGCCCTCGGAAATTACGATTTCACGGATGGCAAGCGTAACAAATGGCGCGGGTTTTCCGCCACGTGCCCATCCGTTTTGAAAGCGGACGTAGGTGAATGGCTTGAATTCCGCCGCTTGCCCTTTATTGTTTTCAAGATAGACCTTCAAATTGGCATCGGTGGCATTTGCAGCAAATCCGGCCAGCAATCGCACTGCCCAATATGGTTTGATTTCCCGATACTCTTCCAGCTTTTCGCCCTTGGAAATCAGGTCAAACCATTTCTTTTTCAGGTTGAGTTGGAGAATCATTTCACGTGCCCCATTTTGCGAAGTTCAAAATAGCATTTGGCCGTGGCGTTCACGTCCACAAGCGCATCGTGCGCACCATCAAAGCCACTGCCAAAGCAAAAAGTGTGCAGCTCTTGCAGGGATGGCCACTTGAACCCAAACCCTCGCGGGCTTGGTGCCTTCACTATGTCAGTCATCGGCTTCATTGTGTCCACCTTGGCATAGCCTTTGGTATTGGGTCGAATCTTGTGCTCGGTCAATTCCAGGACCAACACCGCCGAATCAAATTCGATATTGTGGGCAACTACGTGTGTTGCTTTTTCAAGCCATCGGCAAAATGTTTCCAGTACGTGCCCGATTGGCTGTCCATCGTTTTCGCAGACTTCGTTGGTGATTCCGTGGGCTTTGAATGCGCCTTCCGAAATCACAAAACCGCCTTCGGGTGGCTTAACATAGGTGCAATGTGAATGCACGTGGTTGCCATCGGCATCAAATATCGCATAGGCAAGCTGCATCATTGTGGGTTTGTAGCCTGATTTTCTTGGAAAATCTGCTGTTTCCGTGTCAAATACCACAATCATTTCACCACCTCCTTTTTCCGCGCCGTTTTCCTGACTGCGAACAATTTTGCTCTCAGTGCGTTGATTTTGGCCTTCTTGCACCGCATGCAATTTGCAGGATGATCCTTGTCGGCAATCAAACCGACTGCGCTTTTCATGCACAATGCTGCGCCGTCGGCTCCTTTCATGTGGACAATCACCTCAGGCAAATCATCGGCAAGGTAAACCCTGCCAGTGTCGGTCGTGCGGTATTTATTGGGGCCAATCCTCTCGATGTAGCCATGACCGACAAGCTCCACGCACTTCGCCCGTAGTTGGTCTTGGCCCTTGCGCCGGGTTCCAATATCGAATCCTTTTTCGGAATTGCAAAGGATCAACAAGTTATCCCCACGCTTTGACCGAGAAGGCGCGGGCGGCAAGAACAAAGCAGCCTCGGTGATTGCGGGCAAACCGTGCCGGTCCAGGACCTCATTTGTTATTTGCAGGACTTTGGGTTTAAGCTCAGCGGCATTTTTCAGGATGCGCACCGGCTTGCCATTCTTGCCGTTCAGGATCAGCGAAATCGTCACTTTCGATGACACGGCAAGCATCGACTTGCGCCAATCCTCCATGAAAAGGTGCCGTTTAAACCCATCGGGCTTTTCCGCCCTGTCTATGTACCCCTCGATCAGCACTGAGGGTGCTTTGTTCTCTTTCATGGTGTAAATGTAAGGCTATTTTGCAGAAATACAAACCGCCTTACGGGGCGGCTTGCAATCATTTGGAGATGTGGGCAATGATCTCAGTGATCAATGCTCCGACTTCGGCGTACATGTTTTGATTCGCCTCCGACTTGAAGCTGTACTTGGTTTTTAAGGCCTCCAAATCGTGCAGCAAATCGGCAAACTTGGCGGCATCACCTTTGGATAGCTCTGCCTGCCTTGCGGTTTCGGCTTCCTTTTCGGCTTGGATGCGGTCGCGCTCGACATCTTCTTTTGCCTTGCGCTCGGCATCTTCCTTGGCTTTCAGTTGGGCTTGCAGTTCTGCCTGCTTGGCGGCGGCGGCGGCTTGCTCCCTCTCCCTTGCTTCGCGTTCAGCGGCGGCTTTTTCCTCAGCTTGGCGCAAGATTTCAGCCTGCCTTGCGGCCTCGGCTTGGCGTGCAGCTTCGGCATCTTCGCGCTCCTTTTGCGCCTTGGCTTCGCGCTCCAGTGCTTCGGCTTGCAGACGCTCATTTTCCTGGCGGATGCGTTCGTTTTCCTTGTCGGCGGTTTCCTTGGCTCCTTGGATGCGTACCATAAAGGCATCGAAATCGGATTGTGAAACCTCGCCAAAATTCAATCCGCGCTCGTAAACCGTCCAAAAGTCGTAAAATGGAAGGGCTTTTTGCGTGCGCTCATTGTGAAGATTGGCGATTGTAGCACGCTTTTCATTTTCGATGCGCTCATCTTCCAAATGCTTTTGCCACGCCTCGTATTTGACCTTTTGAGCTCCAATGTAGGCATCCCAAACATCCTGCGCCATGTTGCACAGCCCTACGGTCGATGCGTCGACGGAATACTTGCGCAATTCGGTTTCCCGCTCGGTTTGCAGGTCTTGCAGGCGTTGCTTCTCGATGCGCTCGTGGTGCGTTTCAATCCTCTCCAAATTTGCTTCCAAGGCTTCGGCGTCTTGGATAAACAGCTTGGCGACGGCATCGATGGCGCGGCCTGCTTGCAGGTAAAAATCCTTTTGGCCTTTGCGCGCTTTGTCGGTCGATGTCCTAATCTTCACGATGTCAAGGCGGGCACGCTTGGCCTGCATTGCGAGTTCCGGCGTAATGCCGCCAGACATTTGGCCCACAATCTCTTCGTAAGGCGTGCGCAGTGCTTCAAGTTGTTCGCTCAAAGGCTTGAAAACTTCCAAGACGCTTTGCATTTTGGATTCGCCCAACGCTGCCAACTCGGGCAATTGTTGGGCAGTTTCGATTGTAGTGAGTTTTGTGCTCATTTTGTGAATTGGTAATTAGTGAGAAAATGTTTTGTTGTGAAAACCCCCTTAGATGGATTAAGGCCGGAAAATACGCGCCCATCACGGTGCCCGCAAACATTCCATCCAAAGTTGGGGATATCGATAATTTCTATCTTTTCAATCTCCCCAAACCTCCCATAGTTGCCTGTGAAGTCATGAATTCGGCAATTCTCCTTATCGGCCAAACGCGTACCGCGCCCGGTCGATTGGTAGTACCATTGCAGACTGCCAGTATCGCGGGCATGAATGATGCCATCGGTGGCCGGATGGTCAAATCCAACGGCGGCAATGTTCACGTTAAACAAAACACCAATAGATTGATTCTTAAACCCCGATACAGTCATTTCACGGCCTCGGGTAAGTTCCGGTTTTCCATCTGTCCATGTCCACGTATCCTTGTCGGCCATGCCGCTGTAAAGAACGCCTGAGCCTTGCCCGTATATTCGCTGCAATTCAATTGCCTTGGCTACGCTGGGAACAAACACAATGATTGATTTTCGCCCTTCCGCCTTCATTTCCTTGATCATTGATAAAATGCCTTCCTGCATTCTGTTGGCTTGATATGCAGCCTCAATAGATTCGTCGGTAAATTCGGTGCCCTCGGAATTCCAAACGAGTTGCGAATCATCGTATCTGCTTTGGGTATAAATAAGTTTTGCCCAATACCCCCATTTAATTACATCCTGCACCTGGACCACGTAAAGCATTTTTCCGGCAAGCCTTGGATTGCACCGGGTCAACATAGTTAATTCCCCTCCCTCCATGCGGAAAGGCGTAGCTGTCATCAGGGCTATTTTCTGAATACCCGAATCTTTCAAGAACTCCCCAACCATTGACCAATGTTTTGCAGGAAATCGGTCGCCTTCGTCAAAAAGAGCCGTAAACCCTTTGAATAGGTGTCCCTTTTTGTAGATGCTTTGGATGGTGGCGAAGGTCGTATTGGCAATGCTCCTGGATTTGAATGCAGCCGAATAGATTGCAGCACGTTCACCCAAAGCCAAATGCTTTTTGAAGTTTTGCGCCAATAGTTCCTGCCCCGGCTGAATGACCACAATTTTACCGACACGCCTTGCAACGTCAGCGGCAATGTGGCTTTTCCCGGTGCCCGTGGGTGCAACCACTACCCCGCCGTTCATTTCCCTGCATTCATCCACAGGGCTTTGTAGGTGCTGCACAATGGCGTCGGAAGCCGCCTGTTGGTAGTGTCTAAGTGCGCTCATTTTCTCAAAGCAGCTTTGATAAACTTGGAGCCCAGGGACTTGATCGGCACAGGCATTTTGCCCGCCTTAATTTCATCCTTGAGCGCATTAATCCTGAGTGTGCTTGCGGCGTTCAAATCCATCCAAATCGGGTCCTGTGCCCAATCGTATAGCGTAGGACTGCTTTGCAGCGAAATTGGCACGCCAAAAATAATGCCTTTGCCATCGGGAAACATGTCCTGAGCCTCTTCAATTGCAGCCTCTTTGTAGTCTTCGCAAAGCTTTTCAGCGGCAGTGCAAAGCGCCTTTGCCTCTAAGAAACGTAAAATGGCAATACCCTGCATATCGCTTTCTTGCTTTTCAATTTGCAGGTTTGCCAATTCATCAATTTGCGCCTGAAATTCAGCAATAATTTTGTGAATGGGTTTCATAAGTCATTCAATTTTAAGTTACACAATCAGCCGGAAAACACGATTCCCGGCCTTATTCATTTTCCAACTTACAACCTTGCTGCCTCCAAATGTAAGGCCGTCATGCAATCCGATTGCCATTTTCACAGCATCGGAATCCAATTCAATGTCCTTTTCAAGTGCAGTAAGCTGGGTTTTTTTTGCCCGCAAATCATGCAACAACTGCATCATTTCGGGGGATGTTTCGCGGAAATCGCCTGAGTTGACAATTTGCGCAAAGTCGTTTGGGCGGTCAAATGGTGGCGGGGTATCTGTCACTATGTACGAATCCCACCACGTGCGGATTTCGGCAATGATTTTCGATTGTAAAATTGGATCCGCTGCGATGAACTCATATCGGAGCGTCCAAGTCTGATCCATCCAGCACAGCACCCACCACGACCTTTGTGTAATGTTCATGCAGTGTTGAACCTGGAGTAACCACCCCGGCTTTTTTTCCTCTACCGCCTCAATAGTTGGAAGGTAGCCCGCATAGGTTTTCAACTCGGCACCTCCATCGGAATAGGCGGGGTGAATAATTGACGCATCAGGGCTGCTAAAATAGGTGTAGCTATTGATTTCGCGCACCTCAGTAGTATCCCAAGGAATCAGCGTAAAACCGTCCGGCTCCAGCTCGTAACGCAACAACTCCATCAATGCCGGTTCCATTGCTTTGCCGCGCCTAGTGTCTGCATTTCCGGTAAAGATTTCGCCCCGATTGGTTTTCTGTAGCCACAACCCATAAGGGCTTTGGTATTCACAAAGCCCAAGCATGGCGGCAATCTCACTGCCGCCTATGCTTTGGGCTCTTATCGTGTGGTCGATTGGCATTAATCGACAACCTCAAAAGTAGTGTCCACGATTTCATTTTCAGGCATTTCCACGGGCATTTCATCACCATCAAGTGCAGCACGTTCGCGGAATGATAACGGTAGCCTCTTGGATAGGTGCTTGAATGCTTTTGTGATGCACATGGAGGCGTAATTGTCTTTCCATGCGGGAGAATTTGCCATGCCCATGTGGCGGAATTTTTCAATTTCTGCCACTGGCATAACCCGGAACACCTTGCCGCCATCCTTCATAATCGCAACCCCGTAGGCTGCGACAATCTTGGCACCATAGCTATCCAACAGGGGTTCGTGGTGAATTTTCTCAATGCCGTCCTCAATTGTGCGTTTGAAAATCTCACCCTCATAAACAATATAGCCATTCATAGTGGACACGTTGCCACTATTGTAGGCCATCTTACGGAATCCTTGCGCCTGGATTTGGTAGGTGCAAATTCCGCCGTACGGCACAAGGCAAATTTCGCTGATCGACAAATCAAGCCCAGACAATGCAACCTGCCGCAAGCATCCGACAATGCTCATAGGAGTGCATTCCCTAAGCTTTGGCGTAGTTGAAATCAGTTGCGCAGCCACGCCCATTTGTCGCTTTGCAAAGTCTCCCATTTTGGGGTCAAGAACCTGCGAGATTGACGGTAAGAACCGCATAAAAAAAGACTGCATGTCTGATGCCTTGGCACTACGGAAATCGGGAATTGCCGATGCCTTTGCGACTGATTTTGTAACCTGTGGCGGCGCTCCCTTTTCTTCTTGCTTGGGTTCCGACTGTGGTGGATTAAGTAGGTCAGGCGTTGCGCCGTCCTTGGTTTTTTCTTCTGCCATAAATTATTTCTGATTAATGAACCACAAAGATAGCCCATTAATTCTACAAAGCAAGCGCAAAAATGCAACATTTTCCATTATATTTGCAGCATGAAACTATATACCCACCCTAATACGAATCCGCCCGAGCTGGAGATGTTGCGCCAATTCGGCGAACTGTACGGAAATGCTGAGAAGGGAGCCGCCCGGGCGCGGGCTATCCTGAAACAAGAATCCACGGATTTTACCCCCGTGGCCATGGATGAGCAGCAAATTTTACTTGCGCTTGGCTATGTTGAGGCAACCCGTGAAAAACGCACACCAGAGTACGGGCAGGGGCAAGAGTGGATCGCCCAGCACGTGAAGCAAAACCCAGGAATCCGGGATGTCCCATTGTGTGCGGCCTATTGGGCGTACTGGCACAAGGACGTGCCTTCGATTGACAAACTGGATACTAGGCTTTTCCTTTACCGGAACCCCCGTAGCCGCATTCAGGATTGCCTAGAAAAAGGCATGATCATCAAAAAAAGTAAAGGGTTTTACACGCCCGCGACTGTTGATGTTGCTTCTGCTACCCCTGACTCCCAAGGCGCGCCCGTAGCGGCCATTGAAAAACACGTGCGCTACATTCTGTCCAACGGCGGTAAAGTCCGCCGGAACGGTGCCACAAACACCGTAATTTTTGAGCATAACAACGAAAAATGTAGCGTTCCGCTGGCTCAGGCTGAGCAGACTAAATGGATGGAAGGAGGCGCAGAATGACGCAAAATCAAATCGAAATCCTTGAGCGTGCAATCAATGCCTTTGGGGTTGAAAATCAAATGGGCATGGTTACAGAGGAATGCGCTGAGGTAATCCAAGCCATCTGCAAGCGTAACAGGGCAAGAAATGGGCACTATGCCGATTCCCTGGAAGTCGCCACAGCCAACCTACGGGGCGAGTGCGCTGACCTGCTGATCATGGCTAACCAGCTTGCTTTGATGCTTGGAGGTATGGAAGAAATTCAACCCCTGATTGATTACAAACTTGGGCGCCTTTTGCCGCGCATCGAAAAGGCAGAAAACGCCTACAACGAGGCAATGGTGGAAATTTTGACGGTCGAAAAAAGTTCACGATGGAATCGCTTGCAGATATTTTTGAGGAAGATTTTCCTGAAGATGACGGGACGCTAGGCGGTTCGGTTGACGCTGTTCCGCCTCAATACAAGTGCCCAATTTGCGGAAAATGGGGTAGGCGCAAGGATGTCCAAATGCCTCATCCAAAATACAGCTGGCGTCAGTCAATCACTGTTTACCACTGCAACCCAAACGCGCGACGTGGCGGGAAAGGTTGTGGGGAATATTTCAAGCGCATAAAACCTGCGTGTGAGTCTCATTTGTGGGGCAAAATAGTGACCGAATTCGGAATTGGTGATGTTGACCGCATTGCCATGGGACATCGGATGATTCAGATGCTCAAAGATCGTGGCCGACATAACCCCTATGCCCGCAGTTGCAATAACAGCGACATTCACGGCATGTTTGAGCGTGACGGTGATTTTTGCGCCTGTGGATGCGGAAAAAAGGTAGAAGGATCGCGCCGATTTCACAACAGCCGATGCGCTGATTTGATCTATGGGACTGCGCAAATGATTGCCCACCAGGGGCGCGACTTATACCGATTTATGGCAAAAACCTTTGGCGAGAAATGCGCCAAATGCGATGAAACGAAAGGGCTGGAGATTGACCATATTATCGAGGTCAAAAACGGCGGCGGAATGTGCTGGGTTGACAATTTCCAATTCCTATGCAACTCCTGCCACAAGGATAAAACGGCACAATTTGCATCCCAACGCGCAAGAAGCGCAAGGATGGAAAAAGATGCTGGCTCGTCTCAGATGAGTTTGTTTACCCAGTAGATTTCCCTATATTTGAATTCGTTTGATGGGGTCAGAGCCATTGAGCAATAAACACGGTTTTTCATTCCACTACATAGCCCCTTTCCCGCGCTACTCTGACAGCAACGGATTGGGGCGATTTTTTGGAGGTAACTTATGAGTATCGCACAATTGACCCAGCAAACCCAAAATAAGATTTGGAAGCTGAAGGCATTGATGGACAGAGGCGAAGGCGGAGAGGCTGAAAACGCAAAGGATTTGCTTTTATCCCTCCTTTCGCTTCACGGTCTTTCAATCATGGATTTGGCAAGCGAACCGGAAGTAAGGCATGAAATTGTGTGGAATGACACAATTGAAAAGAAATTGATTGTTCAGGTTTGCGCAATGCTTGAAATGGATCATTTTGGCTACAGCTACAATAAGCGAGGCGCAAGGGCGAGGACAATAATTTTGAAGGATTCAGCCACCAAAATCGAGCTTTTCAAACTGAATTACGATGCGCTATTGCTTGACTTAAAGGCATCGATGGAGGCTGCTTATCTTGCCTTTATTCATGTAAATAGGGTTTTTCCACCCGAAAAGCACAGCAACAAGGAGCAAAAAACAAAAGAGCTTACCGATGTTGAAAAGAAGGCAATCGCAATGCTTCAAGGAATGAAAAGGGTGCAGATTCAAAAAAGACTCGAAAAATGAGCAAAGAACACCGCCCCGCATTTCTTTTCTACGCCTCGGATTGGCTTTCCAGCACCCAAGACATGAACGCCGCAACCCGTGGAATGTACCACGCGTTACTGTGCCACCAATGGCTGCGCGGCAGCTTGCCAACACAAATTGACCGCCTTTGGAGACTTGCCGGAGCAGACAGCAAGGAAGAGTTTAGCAATGCTTGGGCAATGCTTGTGCATCGCTTTAGCATTGCTGAAAATATGCAAGGTGAAAGCGTTTTGCAAAATGAGCGCCTCGAAGCGGTTCGCAGGGCTACAAATGAAAAAAGCGAAAAAGCCACAAAACGCGCAACGGATGCAGCAAATGCAAGGTGGGGCAAAAAAGAGGATGCTCCAAGCAATGCACAAGCATTGCCTAAAGACATGCTTAAAAATGCCAATAAAGAAGATGAAGATAGAAATGAAGATAATAGCATTGTTGTAGAACATTCCTACAATGGAAGCACCTCCGTAACGTATCAACAGGGGGGTGCAGGGGGGAATGGAAAAATCCCGCCCGACTTCATTGATTCAATTTACACTGATTTTGTGGCAGCATACGGCAAGACAAAAAACGCCGTACAGCAATTCAAGATTCAGCAGGAACTACTGGATGCCGTGATTGACTGCATGAGCAGGGGCATGAGCTACACGGATGCCGGAAAGTTCCTGATCGGTTGCGCCGATCTTGCCAACAAAGCCGACGCAACCAACCGCAGTGTTTTCCGCCTAGCCCCGCACAATTGGCTTGCCCAAAGGTGCTACCACAGTAACCCATTAGAAAACGTGTTGCAGGTAGCTGAGAAAGAATCTCCATCGGAAAAACTCGCCCGAGAAATGGAGCAATTCAAAAAACAACATCAACAAAAAAAAATGGCACAGGAGGCCGAAATCAATGGTAAATGATCAGGAGCAATACGAGATTCTAAAAATGCTAAACCAGGCGCGGCAGGCACTTGGGAAACAGGTGGACATGAGCAACACGCTTGCAATGTCTTCCGACCTCACTGAAATTGAAAGATGCGCCAAGCAATTCCCAGAGCTGGATTTTCAAAATTGGGAGCGGGCAATATCCGAGGCGTTAATTTCTGCCCGGCGAATTTTGTCGGAAGGGAATTTCAAGCTTTGGGACATCAACATCAATCCCGTTCCCGAAATTCGGCAGCAATTGAACCTCATTCAACAGGCATTGAATGCCGCCAAAATTGACAATGCCCCGCGCCTGACCGAACCAAAACCGCCAATGCTTTCGGGCCCCGAATGGCTTGCTCAGGAGTTTGCCAATTTCTACGAGTCCGGCAGATACACCGGAACATTTGCGCCGATTTGGGCAAAGAACATTTTTGGCGATGACCTGCCCCAACTCACGGCGCTGAATCGCGCACTTGCGGTGCATCCTGATTTCCACAAGGGTGCCCAAGAGATCGCCCGGAAAGAATGCGCTTCGATGTTCATTTCCAAGATTTACTCTACCGCCAAAGCCGACGGTATCCACGCCGCGAAAATGTGGCATGAACCCGGCCAAACTTTCCAGGACATCATCAAACCGGGACTACTGCCCAATGATCCGCCAATCCGAACAAGCCCCGAGCGTGACGCATTGACTGCGAAAATTGATGAGCACAACGCTACATCGATCACAAAATTTAGTTTCAAGGTAGAATCTGAATGGCTCAGGTGCCGCGCCATGGCTGCGATTCATGCCTATGCCCGGCTTGTGCTACCACCCGAGGCAAAACCACAAACAAAGCCAATTTCCAAGTCAACACTAATCGCCAATTTGGAGGACATCAAAGAATGAAAAATCACGTTACAACCCTGCAAATGCCGGACGGCTCAGTCATGCAGGGAGAAGCGGCTGTTGACCAAGAGGGAACGCCGTATGTTGAGCTATCGTTTATTCTTTCGAAAAAGGAAAGTAAAGCGGTAAATCTTTCAATGATGCGCAGGTATTGCGTGCAGGAAATTACGCTCGCCAATGAAAAACGCAAGATGATTCGTTTGGTCATGCCCGACAGCGACATCCAAGATTTCATAACTATCCTAACCATGCACCTTGCCCGCAATAGCGGCGCTATTGACGTCGAATTAAAACCAATTCAACCACAGGAGGGCAAGAAATGAGCCGCAAAGCCACAGCCGAAAAAAAAGCCGCCAATTTCCTCAAGGAAAAACTAGGCGACGCAAAACGGGAACTCCGAGTCGAGCAAGAACTAAACGTCATTCTCAGGCGCGAAAACGAAGCCTTACGCCATGAGTTATTGGCAAGCAATTCCTACGCCGTAGAGCTGCTGCGAGAATTGCGCCAAAGAGATGCAAGAAACGCAGAAACATCCCTACCTATGCACTTACCCGAGCAAAAGGCAGATAATGCCGTGGCGGGCACCGCAGGGCGCAAGGTTTGCAAGAAAGTAGCCATTTGCAGAATGATGGACATGGACGGCAGCATGGAATGGGATATTTCCATGGATGTTCAGCCCAAGGAAGGAGGGTTTGGCTATGCCGTGTGACTACTCTAAGTATCCGCCCAACTGGAAAACGGAAATTCGGCCACGCATTTTGAAACGTGCGGGCAATTGCTGCGAAAAGTGCGGGGTTGAAAATGGTGCTGTGGGATGGCGCGGCGGCGATGGCTCTTTTGTTCTTGCGCCTGACTATGCCAAAGTCAAAGCAACAGGTGGCGGGTTTTATGTTACAGGCTTTGCGGACCCGAAAGACCACGACGGGCGCATGGTTATAGTGCTCACCATCGCCCACTTGGATCACGACCCTGAAAACCACAACGTACAGGATGACCGCTTGGCGGCATTGTGCCAATACTGCCATTTGAATTACGATGCAGCGGAAAAGGCACGGAAGCGCAAGGAGAAAGCGGAAGCGGTGAAATCGGCGGGGCTGTTTGCATGACCACCAAAATCAATGAATCCATGAAAACGAGAAAACGAAAATTCAGGCCGCGTAATTATCGGCACCATGAAATCGGCCTAATGGTTGCATTCTTTGCGGGTGCATTTGTGGCGATTGTTGGGGTGCTTTTGTTTTTGAATGCGCAATAGCATGGCTGAAATTACCATCAAGGCACCTTCGCAAGAGATAGCGGGAATTGTGGCGAAGATTCGGGTGGTGCTTCCTGGACTAGCTAAACATCCGCAAGTCACCGAAATACGCAGGGGCAAAGTTGAAATCACGATATCGACCTATGAAATCACGTAAAGCAAAAATGAGCCGGCTTGAAAAGGCCAAAACAAATTACTCGCTCTCGCTTGTGGCCTACATGCTGCACCCAACCGAGGAAGGCAAAATCAAGATGCTGCAATTTGGTAGAGAGTTTTCCATGGCACAATTTGAGCACAACTGCCAATGCGAGAACTGCCTTAACCGTAGCTTCAAAACAGCAAAGTCGAGGCTGAATCAGTTGATTGATGAACCAAATTAGTATATTTGGGGCACCCTTAAATTGAACACCATGGTAAAGAATGACAAGGAAAGCGCCGACAAAATCGGACAGCTTAAAAGCATTTCGATGAAGCAGCAGCATTTCCTTTCGGCGCTTCAACACCATATCGGGGTTGTTTCCAAAGCCGCAGCCGAAACCGGAATCAGCAGGGCAACGCATTACGAGTGGATGAATGAAAACGAGGTGTATGCAACAGCCGTCCGTGAACTCAAAAACGTAGCACTAGACTTTGGTGAATCCTGCCTGCACGACGCAATGAAGGCCGGACAGCCTTCGGCAATTATCTTTTTTCTGAAAACCCAAGGCAAGGACAGGGGTTATATTGAGCGGCAGGAAGTCAAGATAGAGCACGACTTTGAAGACCTCACAGACGAAGCTTTAGCCGCCCGAGCTGCCGAACGCTTGGCAGCACTCAAAGCGGCATCTAGCCAAATGGAGGGCGATTGAACCGCCGGGCGGAACTCATTGAATTAAACAAGCTGCTTGACGAACAAGAGCGCCGATTACCCGCATGGATACCCATGCGAAAAGACCCCACGCGCCCAGGCATCGACTTGCCGCAATACGTGGCGTTCAATTCGCCCGCTTCGATTATTGGATATGGCGGATCCGCAGGTGGCGGAAAAAGCCACTGGGCTATCGGCATGGCGCT